GACAAAGGCAGTGACAGCTGCTGTGTCAAAAGCTATGAGCAAGAAGAAAACCAAAGAAGTGAAAGCTGATGATGATGCACCCAAAAAGATTTCATTGATCAAAGGCAAGAAGGTGCGTGCGCAGTATGAATCCAACATGAACAAGGGAATTGATCGCCGTGCTGCTGGATACCGTCAAGCGCTATCCAAGATGTTTGAAGATCAAGAATCACGTGTGGTTGAAACTGCAAAAAGTATTGTTGAAGAAAACGTGACAGATCCAACTGCACTGAAGGACATCTGGCAATCAGATCTTGAAGTGGAGATCTTCACTGAAGAAATCATGCCAACAATGCAGGCCATCGCACAAGATGCAGGTCAAGAAGGCAACAAGCTGATCAGTGATGCCACAAAAGACGTGGATGATTTTGTGATCACTACCGTGCTGCAAGAAATCTTGAATGAGCGTGCCAAGCTATTTGCTGGCAGTGTGAGCGAAACCACCTTTGCTGCTATCGCTGATCAAGTGATCGCTGGACTGGATGAAGGTGAAGATGTGAATCAGATCAGCACACGTATACGATCTGTATACACAGACATCAACAAAGTACGCGCTGGATTGATTGCACGTACTGAATCCACTTTCGCCAACAACGCTGGCTTCCAAGCATCGTTTGCACAATCAAAGGTGGTCAATGGAAAAGAGTGGATTGCAACCAAGGATGAACGCACACGGCCTGCACACGCAGCAACTGATGGTGAGATCGTGGAAGTCAATTCAACCTTCAGCAATGGCCTAGACTATCCACAAGAACCAAACTGCCGCTGCGTTATTGCGCCAGCACTTATTCAAGCGTGATATAATATCTAGCAATATGAAGCCAACACAAACAACACTACAATTTGAAACACTTGGAATCGACAAAGAGAAATTCACTGTGGATGGTGTATTCAGCACAGACGATACTGATCGTCATGGTGACGTAGTGAAGCAAGATGGCTGGCTGCTAGAAAACTACATGAAGAATCCAGTGATTCTTTTTGGTCACAATCATTGGGATCTACCAATTGGGAAGATGATCAAGCTGTCAGTTGAAGAAAAGGATGGCAAGTCACAGCTAGTTGGAACAATCCAATTTGCTGCTGAAGAATATGAGCTAGCAAAGACAATCTTCAATTTGTATGCAGGTGGATACATGAAGGCATTTTCAGTTGGATTCCGAAACTTGGAACGGTCACGCGCTGTGCGGCCTGCTGAAGAAGGTGACGATTCTGAAGAACGGGAGCGATCATACAGCGTGCTTGAAGTGAATGAGCTATTTGAAGTATCTGCTGTACCAATTCCAGCCAACGCCAACGCGCTTGTGAAGGCGGCAGAAGATGGTGTGGAACTTGGAGCGTACAAGAAGGGATTGGAAAATCTAGTTGACACAAAGATGTCAATCTTCAGTAGTGAGCATGAACGTACCATTGTGGATGCAATGGATGCGATCAAGCAATTTGCTGATACAATGAAGGACACACAAGCAACTGATACCGCTGTTGAAACAAAAAGTGCCGCAAGCACATCCCCTCGCAGCAAGGGCAGTGATCAAGCAAAAGCCAAAGCAAGCCCACGTTTGCTGCGCGCAAAAGCTGTTCACAGGGTCAATCGTGCAATCCGCGTGATGGCCAAGGTGAAGAAATCACTATAAGCCCTAACATTATTTATATGACGTTGAAAAGTATTCTGGCAAAACTTGCCAAAGGACTTGCAATTTCTACTGAAGAAAAAGCATTCATGGATGCTAATTCTGACTTCTTGAATGCCAAGCAAAAAGAAGCAGTTGAAGATGCAGAAGTTGCTGATGAAGCAGCTGATGAAGATGAAGAAGAAGATGCGGATGCTGAAGATGCAGACGCTGATGAAGATGAAGATGCTGAAGTAGATGAAAAAGGCATCCAAGCAATCATCAAACGTGAGATCGGAAGTGCGGTTGCGACTGCAATGAAGGATCTTGGCGGAGATGATCAAGCTACTACAAAGAACCGCAAGAAATCAGCAGTGACAAAGAAGAAAAGTGTCACAGCTGATCGTGTCACACGTGACTTTGTGAAGGCTATCATCACTGGTGATACCGTTGCATTGAAGGCAATGACTACTGCCACAGGTGACACAGCCAAAGCTGGATACACAATTCCAGAGATCCTTGAAACAGAGATCATGCGGCTTGTACAAGAAGAATATGGTATTTCACGGCGTGAAATGCGATACATGCCATTCAGTGGAGCTGGTAACAAACGAACCATCGTAACAGGTGGAGCGCTGTCAGTTTACTGGACGGATGAAGGTGGCAAGAAAACATCTACACAAGCTGTACTTGCACCAGTAACACAGGAACTCAAGAAGCTAGCAGCCATCGTGCCGCTAACTGATGAGCTGATCGAAGATTCTGCTGTGAACCTAACAAACTATGTTGCGACATTGTTTGCTGAAGCGATTGCAAAAGAAGAAGATGATCAATTCCTAGCTGGTGACGGTACTGTGTACACAGGTGTTGTAAATGACACAAACACAAACGCTGTCACTATGGCATCTGGCGAAACAGTAGCTGATATCACAGTTGAAAAACTGCGTGCGATGCTAACTGCGACACCAGCCACAGCAAGACGGCGTGGAAAATTCTTCATGTCACCATCTACATACGATGTGATTGCGGCATTGAAGGACGGATCTGGAAATTACCTATTTCCAGAAATGCACAGTGGACGGGTGGAGCGACTTCTTGGAAAAGATGTTGTGCTATCTGAATCACTACCAGCAGCCGACACTACAACTGCATCAGCTGGAATCTTCTTCTTTGGAGATCTAGCACAAGCAGCTGTATACGGTGACAAAAACGGGATGCAGATTTCTACATCAAGTGAAGCTACGATCCGAAACGTATCGGATGATGCAGATGTGAACTTGTGGGAACAAGACATGACTGCTGTACGTGTTGTACGACGTGTTGGATTTGTGATGGCGCTTCCAAAAGCACTGACACGATTCACCAACGGTGCGTAGTCACTGACTACCAAATAAAAAGGCCGCACGTGGGTGCGGCTTTTTTAGTGTGTGGCGTGGTAAAATACAGACACTATGGATCAGCTAAAAAATCTAATCAAAGTCACGCTGACAGCTGGCATCAATGCTACTGATACTTCAATTGTTCTATCATCATCAGATGCTGCCAAGCTGCCAGATCCAGACAATGGTGAGTACAACTTGCTGGTGTGGAATGAAACTGATTTCCCCAATGCGTATGAAGATCCGAAAGCGGAGTTTGTGCGCGTGATTGAAAAAACCAGCAACACATTCACGATTCAGCGGCCAGCAGAAGGCAATGCGTACAATGGCGAAGGCACAACCAACACTGCACGCACACACAACAAAGCTGACAAAGTGTTTGCGGCTGCCATCGTAGTATCTGCCAAACTATTCAATGACATCCAAACGGATCTTGATCGCAAAGCAGACATTGATCATCTGCATGATGATCGCTACTACATCAAAGCCACAGTGGATTCAGCATTGGCACTGAAGGCCGCAGCTGTACACACACACGCTTTGAATGAAACAGTTGGACTTGTGGACGCTTTGGCCGCAAAAGCCGCTACAGCGCACACACACACCATCACAGACGTGGTTGATCTTGATACTGAACTGGCATCCAAAGCTGAATCAACCCACACGCATGATGATCGGTACTTCACAGAAACAGAAGTGACGGCATTGCTGACTGGAAAAGCTGCTGCAAGCCACAACCACAATGATCTGTACTACACGGAATCTGAAGTGGATGGATTTCTTGCCGCCAAAGCCGCAGCATCACACAATCATGACGATCTGTATTTCACTGAAGCTGAAGTGACAGCACTACTGGCAACAAAGGCAGCTTTGAATCATGATCATGATTCTGACTACGCGACACCAGCACAGGTGACTGCAGCTGTAGCAGGCAAGGCAGACGCATCACACAGCCACACAGCAGCCAACATCAGCGACTTTGATGCAGAAGTGGACGCGAATACCAATGTGACTGCAAACACGTCACACAGGTCAAATACAGCCAATCCACACGGTGTGACAAAGCAGCAAGTTGGACTTTCAAACGTGATCAATACACTGCAGCTGGTAGCTGCGGATGTGCAGGACGTTTTGACATCTACTGATGCTGATGTGCCGCTATCTGCAAACCAAGGCCGCGTGCTGAAGGGATTGATTGATACTGTGAACACGGTACTTTCAAGCGACACAAACGCACTGGATACGCTACAAGAAGTGGTGGATTTCATTGAAGCAAACAAAGCGACACTGGATGCGCTTGCAATTGGATCTATCGCTGGCCTGCAGGCAGCACTGGATGCCAAAGCGGATCTGAATCACACACACAGTCAGTACGTGCAGAACACTGGCAATGAATCAATTGCTGGCAACAAAACTTTTGCTGGTGATATTGCAATGAGTGATAGCACATTGGTGCTAGACAAAGACAAAGGATTTGTGCTGGATGATTACAACCGCAACGGCAGAAACCACATTTGGGCAGTATCAAAGCAATATCCAGATTTTGGAATTTCATACTTTGAAGGCGCTACTGATGATATCCGATTCCATTCATCTGGAAATCCACTAGCGCCAGAATTCAGAATCACTGGATTTGGTGATGGATATTTTGGACGCGACATGCACGCAGTACGCAATGCGATCATTGGCGGCAGTGTCACAATCGCTGATGATGCTTTTGATGCCGCAGATTGGAACGGCAATCTGACTGTGCCAACAAAGAATGCTGTGCGCGATAAGATGGAGCTGATCGAAGCGGAGATTGCAGGCAGGGCAGCAGCTAGCCATTCACACGCAATTGCTGATGTGGATGATCTTCAGACTACGCTTGATGGTAAGGCAGCGGCATCGCATACGCACGCACAGTCAGAGATCACAGGATTGACTGCATCACTAGCTGCGAAAGCAAACACATCGCACACACATGCAATTGCGAACATCACTGGACTTGATACCGCGCTTGGTGACAAAGCCAACGCCACACACACACATGACATTGACGATACATCTGGATTGACAGATGCACTTGCTGGCAAAGCAGCAACCAGTCACGGTCACAGTGATGCAACCAGTGGAGCTGCAGGATTTATGAGTGCCACAGACAAAGCAAAGCTGGATACATACGTGAACCGCATCACAGTGGCAGCAATCGCACCATCTTCACCAGCCACAAATGATATTTGGATTGATACTAACTAGCAAAATATGTCAGATATAAGAGTTGAAAGTTTTGATGTAGAAGTAGCCGATGGCGGCACACACACGCTGAACAATGATGTTGGTGCGCTAGCAAATGCGTTTGTCAAAAACAACAACAACACAAGAAAAGGATCTGCTGGAATAGTTGGCAACGGTGGAAATACGTCACCACGTGATGCATCCATGGCGGCTGAATTGACTGCCACAGACACCATCACATTCAGAGCTGGCAGCGGTGCATCAGTACACAAATTCATTGGTGAAGTGTGGAGATATCTTGGTGCAGCAGGTGGTGCAAATGAATTCATTGTGCGCGGCAGAGTGGCCGTGACACTTGGCAGTGGTGTTTCTAGCAACACAGCAGCTGTCAGCGGCATTGTTGCTGAA